CTTCACTTGTGATAGCAGCAGCTTCTTTGTGTCCTACTCTATTACGCCATTCCTGTAGAGCTTGTTTCTTTTCTTCAGGTTTAGTTTTGTCAAGTATAGTTGTTACACTGGCTACAGCACGCCCATCAGGCGTTACATATTTGCGTCCTTCGTTTGTTTGTTTACGATTAATAGGGCTATAATTAAATCGTTCTGAATATCTTACCAGCTTATTTTCCAAGATAGGTGCACCAAATCATCACTTATACGATTAATAGTATATCCTAACTTTGAATAATAATCAATAACTTTTTGCATTTCAGCTAATTTAAAAGTATCTGTTGTACTATTTTGCCACACTGAATAATATACATTTGAAGTAGTCATTGGTGTGCCAGTTACTGTTGTACCGTTTACGTTAGTATTTGAAGTTCTAGTTACAGTAACAGTTTTTGTGTTAGCAACTGAAAGGATGTTAACATTCAACAAAGCTATTTCAGTTTCTACATTTGTATTATTAATTGTACTGGTTGTTAGTTCAGTTGATGTTAGCATGTTTATTCCATTCTATATACTTAGTTTTTCATCTTGAGCCTGCAGGGCACTGCCGTATAACTTATCTAGTAGACCTTTGTTTCTAATTAGTTTGTAAGCTAAATTTTCAGCTCCAAATTCTCCATTTTGAGCTAACCCCGACTGTCTCATTTTTTTAATCGAATCTTTTACCTTTTCAAGTTTTGATAAATCTTTGCTTTTAATAACTTCTAATATTTCGTGTTGTAAGAAATCAAATTTATGTAATGCATTAGTTGTGTCAGGCTCATCAGTAATAGGCTCTGGTTGTTTTATCCATTCGTCTCGAATAATACTATAAATGCCATTACTAACATGAGGTTGCCCTGCTTCCTGCACATAAACTTCGACATTTATTCCTCTTATACTAATATTGTGTTGATCATTAAACAAGCTTTTTTTAGCGAGAAAAAGCTCTTTTAATTCATCATAACAAGAGTCAGATTCATCTACTACAAGATGTAAATCAATATCACTTTTGCTATTATAGTTAAAACTTGCATTACTGCCGCTGATTGTAACATCAACTAAATTTAAATTGGGGATATTAATGAATTTTATGAATGCCATTGCTATTTGCAATAGCTTATACTCAACTTCTCTACGTAGATTATTATCATACCATAATCTAGGATTTAAATCATTGTGTATGTTTACAATATCATCAACATTCATTAAAATATTTATTTTAAGATGTCTGATTAATTGATTTGGCAGCTTTCTGTGCCATACGATCAACAGTCTCTTCGCCGTTATCTGTATTGGTGCCTACATTTGGCTCCGGCTGGCCAATAGTTATTTGATCTTGATTAAAATTAGCAACAAGTTCTTTTATTCTGGGTTCGGTGTCATACAATTGTTTAAAATCTTCGTAACTAAAAGGAATCCCAGTGTTATTCATTAATTTGACTACTGATATCATTGGTATAGTGGCAGACTGCGGCCCACCGCTTTGACTTTGACTTTGAGTAGCTTCTAAGTGTTGAAGTATTGTTAATAATGTTCCTATTTGACTTCTTAGAAAGTCTGGAGCAATCTCCATTAGTTTCATTATTATGCTCTCTTACTACGACCCAATTGCTTTTTACCACCTACAGCAGCATCACTTGTAGCAAACTCTTCATCATCTGCTCTTGGAATATTTGGCATTTCTTGAGTATTTGGCGAAGCAGCGGGTGTAGCTAGTGATAAGTCTGCTCCAGGGCCTGCGCCTGATGTTAAATCAGTGCCTGAAGCCATAGTTGGAGCGGCAGTTTGTTCACCTGCTACAGTGCGAGCAGCAGCATCCATTCCTTCTCTGGCTGCTTTAACTGCATCAAGTAGTGGTGTAAGTGTTTGTGTAGCAGCAGCACCAAAAGCAGCTGATTGATCTGCACCAACACGATCACGAATAGTATCCATAAGTGGAGGAAGTTCTTCGTTTACCATTGCGCTGATCTTTTCAACCATCTTTTGAATTTCGTCTACCATGCCACGAGCAGCAACAATAGCTGAAGCATGATCAACTTCACCTTCGTTTAACTGAGTGACCCCACTAATACGCTTTTTAGAAGATCCATTGCTTCTTCAACAGATTCTTTCTTGGCCATTTTAGTAGCAGTAGCATACATTACATCTTCGCCACGCTTGCCATAACGCTTTTCAAAGTCGCCTTTGACCTTCTTCATGCCCTTAACATACTTTTCACGCTTCTTCTGTTCGCCTGGGCTAAGAGTGCGTTCTGCAAGCATTTGAGCACGTTCGTTTAACCATGTTTCAATAACTTGACTTACAAGCATAGCTTCCATAAATTGTGGATTGCGTTCCGCTTGATGAGCAAGACTACTGTTTTTTATGTTTGTTATTTTGTTGTTCACTTTATTTAAAGTATGACGTGCATCTCTTTCACTCATTTCTGATAGATTTAAGCGCCATTTATAAACACCTTCTAACTGTGTGTTTAATTCTTTGCTAGTAAGGGTTTGGCCAAATTCATTGACGATCATGATAAAATCCTTGTTTAGTATATTTATTGCAGACCGACAGATTTTTCTAAATTCAAAATGTGTTGATTTAAACTATCAAGCTCAAAAGACGATCTACTCAATCTATCACTAAAGAGTTCAACTTTGTGTTCTTTAGAAATCTTATTTTCAAAAAGTGCTATATCATTTTTTAAGCTAAAAATAGTAGTATCAAATCTTTCTAGCTGATTGACTACAAAATAATTCTTTTTAATGAAAGCAGCAGCATACAATACCGCTATCCTCTTATTTCTAAAAGATGAAAGTTTAGTTTTTTGTTTTGAAAAAACTGCCCAAACATCATCTTTCTTGCGAACAAGCAAATTATTGACTTTAATGCCATCATTGCTTTCGGCTAAAATTATCGAAGTTTTAGCTTTTTCAATTTGCTCTTTGACGATTTTTTCTAAAGTTGACGGGTTAAAATGTGTAAGCATGTTACAATTTTACTGTTATTGTAAGCTTAAGTCAACTATTTAATGTATCATTGTTTTTGCTACGTATAAGCCTAAAGATATAAGTGCCGTTAATAAAGAGCCAATAATTGCGAAGCCAATACTAATTAATTTTTTATAAGCCTGATTTTCCTTCTCTGCCAACATATTTTTAATCTGTACTACAATATTTTCTACATTGGTGAGACGTATTTCCATTCTCTCCATATTTTCTTTCATGGTGTCATATCGTTGGGCGCACAACTCGACGTGAGCTTCTAAACTTTCCTTTTCAATTTCTGTTGGTATTACGTTGTTAGTCAAACCCAATTCCTAGAACCAAAATTATTTATTAATTTATAAAGTATTATTATAAACATAGTAAATGTTCTTATTTTCTCCATCTGTTTGCAAACAACAAGGAGGTTTTATAATTAAATTTTTATCTAACAAAGGAACAAAATTTGTATCTTTGATTAAGTTAGCTATCGGATCATTCCCAACTTGAAAGACATCGTGCTCAATTTGGAATTCAAAAGACCAAATCTTAGCCAACCCAGAGTAGTTTACTCCAAATTTGTAATTTTCTAGATTATCTTCAACAAAATCAGGAAATTTTATTATGAAAGGCTGAGTACGCAAACTTAATATTTGTATGAGGGTATTCCAGTTCCTTGTCTCGCTACGTGATCCTCGATCTTTAATATCAAATAAAGTGTAGCAAGTATA